ATGAAACTAAATAGACGTTCTTTAGAGAAAAGGTTCAAAGATGTTTCACCACTTAAAATTGCAAGATTAAAGACTGCACAGAGTATTGGTGATACAGTAGATAAGTCGCAACTTAAAGAAGAAGTTGTCGTTGAAAGAAAGTTAAATATTGTTGAGACAATCAATAGTATTGTAACAGAACACGCCGTACTTGCTGGTGATGGTCATTCACAGAATCCAACTGGAGATGGTACTGACTTATCATTAAACGATATCAAAAATGCTGAAATTCTCAAACAACTTAATGCTCACGTTGGTATGATAGGTGTAAGAGAATATGTTAACCCTAAAGGTGCTTTATTGCAACTTCAAGGTAAACTAGCAACGATTGGACTTGAGTTTGATATACCTGCAATGTCTGAAGATAAGGGTACTGAAAAGATGCCTTTGAAACAGTATGGTAATATCACAGGAAAAAGTATCACAACACCAATTGATGAGTATGATACTAGTAATCCTGCAGATGGGTTATCATTACAAGTTGAGTATGAGACACTTAAAACTGGAATGACAAAAATCTATTGTAAAATCGTTTAATTAGTTCATTATAGATATTACATGATGAATAGTGAGTTGACAAATAAAAATTTCTTGGTCTATGCAATGAAGGCGTATAATAATCCTAATTGCATGGACCTTGATGAGTTTCAAGAAGACTTGAAGCGTATTAAGTATATTAAAAGATTGTTTAAGAAATACCTTGATACTGGTAGTTTAAGAACAAGATTGATTATAAATCATATAGTCGTTTTATATAATGTATTTGGACCTGAAGCAACAAAGAAAATGCTTTTTCATAAAGTTGAGGGTAATATGTTAATTACGTTGAAAACATTTCTTGTATTCTTGAATTATATGCGTGACGATGAATATACGGATATACCACTGGATCAGAAAATAGTTCAAGAACTGAGAGATTTATAAATGCAAGATTTAAAAGAAAGCAAATTAGTCGATAATCTTATTGCATTAAGAATGCTTAGATTATTCACTGTCGAATATACAGAGACACAAGCATATAAATTAGGTATTATCAATGATACGGGTCAGCAACTAATTAAAATGCGTAACTTTGTTACTAACGACCAAAGTAATGCATACACACTTCTTCATAGATTAGTTTTCAGATTGCGTGGACTTTTAGAAAAAGTACCATTCGTTAAGTCACGACTTGCAAACTATGCCGCCGCATTGTTACTAGTGCGAGAGAAGATAGTAAAAGAAGAAGAATTCTTTGAGAATGATGATGTGCTACTAGAGAAACTATCAATGGCAGAACATCGTCCAAGTTATCATCTAGCAGAAAGAACTATCAGAAATGCATGGGAAGATGCCGCCGCTAATAATGTAGGGGGTGGAAACATTGCTGGAATGGATGCTGATAGTATAGGTGTTAGAGTAAAGAAGAAGAAACGTAAGACACAGATATTTAAAGTTACACCTGAAACATTTAAAAGATTTGCAAAAGGTAAAAAGAAATTTGAGCGATGGGGTAAATATCTCAATACAGAAGATGAAGTTGAAGCATCACTGTATAATTTCGCTAGACGCAATCCCGATGGAATGATTATTCTGCAATGTGCAGATACCGGAGACCAAAAAGGTATTCGTTTCAATCCGAACGGTGGAGGTGCGTGGAAGAAAATTCAACGTAAAGGTAAAAAGAATATGTCACTGAAGGAGTGGTTGGATGATAGCACAGATTAAAGTTGGTCTTATCATTGTAGCACTAGTTGGCGCCGCTGGAGGCGTCTACTACGTTAAAAAACTACAACATGATAATGAAGTACTAGTACTAAATCAAGCAAAGTTAGAGACTGCTATTACTGAACAACAAGAAGTACTTAAAGTTCAGAAGGAATCATATGAAGAGATATTAGTAGCAAACACAAATTTAAATAAACTAAACATAAAACTAAACACTGCTAAAGCGACACTACAAAAGAAACTTGCAGACCACGATATAAACTTCTTAGCAACTGAGAAACCCAAGTTGATAGAGAAGGTAATTAATAAGGGTTCACTGAAGGTGATGAATGATATCGAAGATATTACTAAGTAGTTTACTAGTACTAACATTGAGTAGTTGTTCTAGCATACAAGAAATTATGACAGTAAAGACTGAAGTTGAAAGACCTAAGTTGAATTTACCGAAACCTAATGCTTTAAGTTTAGGTGAAGTAAAATGGGTAGTTATAACTAGAGGAAATGCTGAAGCAATATTTGCAGAGTTAGAAACTAAAGGACAACCAATCGCATTGTTTGGTATGACCACAGATAGTTACGAAAAACTAGCACTAAATATGAATGATATCAAAGCATATTTGATTACACAAAAGCAGATACTATTACAGTACCGTGAGTACTATGAGGGAGAAAAAGATGACGCAAAGCAAGTGGAATGATTTACTAATTGGTGCATTTAAAAGACCAAAGAAGTGGAGATTAGAGAAACCTCTTACATTTCAATCTTCATTAACAGAACAAGAGATAAAGCATTTAGATGATTGTGGTGTAGATATTAAGATAACAAAGTCCGGTAAGATTACAGTACCTTTAGGGTATGTTACTGACTTAGCATCGGTTCCTAGAATTTGTTGGATTGCTATTGCACCATTTGACGTAGCACGACCAGCAGTAGTACATGATATTCTATATGAAAAAGTTAATGCGATGAGACCTCACACAAGCAAGAAAGATTTTGCAGAGTGTAGACGAATTGCAGATTTAGTATTTCTTCAAGGTATGGAAGCAACCGATCCGTTAGTTTCATCTTGGAAGAAATATTCAGCATACTATGCAGTAAGAATGTTTGGTAGATTTGCTATTAAGAGTTCTGCAAAGAGAACTTGGTAGTATATGTATTTTTTCCTCATTAAAGCAATCGCAGGTTCAATTATTGGTGACGCATCTGCCGAGTGGTTCAAGAAAACAAAGATAGGTATCTGGTTCTATAATAAAGTAGAACGTGTTTATAATTGGGCGGCAAAAAGATATGATATCAAGATTGCAACTGTTGAAGAGAAGTTGTTAAAGAAGTATCCTAATATGATGAATAGAATAACTAATTTAGAGCAACGACTTATCACTTTAGAGGAAGAAAATGGCAGACGAACTAAAAACTGAAATCGAATTAGTCAAGAAGGATATCAATCAACTAAATCAAGTGATTGGTAAACTTGACACTGCTATCGATAAACTCTCTGAAGTTGCATTATCTATTAATAAGATGCTGGCAGTGCAAGAAACTAAGATAGCATATCAAGACCGACAGATAGATAAGAATGTCGAAATTATACATGAAAGAATTGAAAAGCATCGTGACGAGGTAACAGTGGAAATAGAAAAATCACATAGAGTAATAATGGACGAAATTCGTAAGTTAAGAGAAGACCAAGCACTACACCATCAATTAGTTAGTGAACGTCTACAAAAAGTAGAGCAGTGGAGATGGATAGTAGTAGGAGGTGCGGCCGTTGGAGGTTGGGCAATTGCTAATATTCCTTGGGATAGCATTTTGTAACTTTCACCAATAAAACACTTGACAAACGTATCAAATTAGAGTATATTATATATTATGAATCAATTGACAACAGACTTAGATTATATCCATTCAATCTCTCATAAACTGAGAAATTTCAAAAAGAAGAAAGATTATCTATACAATTTTTCTTGTCCAGTTTGTGGTGATAGTCATAAGAAAAAAACTAAAGCAAGAGGGTACTTCTTTCGTGTTAAAGACATGATGTTGTATCGTTGTCATAATTGTGGACTATCGACTACGTTTGGTAAACTCTTAGAACGTATTGATACAGATGCTTATAAACGATATATCATGGCGAGATATAGTAACGGAGAAACGAAGCACACTATGCATCAAGACATAGAGTATCAACCTGTTGTAATGAAGCAGACAACACTCTTAGACACCGTTAAAACCGTCTCTAGACTATCTCCAGAGCATCCTGTGCGAGATTATCTTGACAAACGTATGATACCTGAAGAGCAGTGGGATGAACTAAGATTAGTCAATAAGTTCTGTACATTTGTTAATAGAGTTGTTCCTGGTACGTTTCAAAATATCAAACAAGACCACCCTAGACTTATTATACCTTTCTATGATAAGACAGGTAAACTAATAGGTTTTCAAGGTAGAGCATTTGGTAGAGAAACACCTAAGTATCTAACTATAATGCTAGATGTTGATGCCCCAAAATTATACGGACTAGATAAAGTAAATTTTACCGAAAAAGTTTACGTTTTAGAGGGTCCACTCGACAGTATGTTTATAGATAATAGTATTGCAATGGCAGGTGCAGATGCATCAGGTTTAGATAAGTTATCGTCTACCAATGAATATATTTTCGTCTATGATAACGAACCAAGAAGTCCCGAGATAGTGAAAAGAATGAAGCGTCATATTAATAATAATGATGCTATTGTAATTTGGCCAAATAATATTGGCGAAAAAGATATTAATGATATGATTATGTCAGGTAAGAGCAAGTCAGAGATTATGAATATTATAAGTAACAACACACATAGAAATTTAAGTGCGAAGATGAGGTTCACAGAATGGAAGAAATGCGAATAGATGATGTTAGAATAGATGTAGTAGATAACTTTTTACTACCTGATGAACTAATACAGTTAAGAGCAGACGTACATCGTTTCCCTTGGAATCCTTTTGAGACTGACATCTATAAAGGACAAAGAGTTCAGAGTGGAATGATAGCAGATTTAACACCTGAGTGGAGAAAAAAACTAGACGATAGAATTATCGCTCAAGCGAAATCATTATCGGATCAAGATTATAGTATTTTTCGTGGATATATTAATGCATGGAAATGTGATGAAGTGAGTTTACCTCACCATGATGGTAATCATACAACTTGTGTAATTTATTGCAATAGAGATTATAACATAACGTATGGTGGAGAAACACTTTTTTACGATAAAAGCGAAGATGTAATAGGAGCAGTCTCGCCTAAAGCAGGTCGGGCAGTTTTTTTTAACGGATGGTTATTGCACAAAGCAGGAGCATTTAATCGTCTATATCAACATGACTATCGCTATACGTTAGCATATAAGTTGACTGTAGCAGGCGATGAAGAGTTTGCAAAAACCCATGGTGAAAGAATAGCAAATGAATATGGAGAAAAGTAATGGAAGATAATGATTTACATAAACAACCACATAATACATTGTGGGATAAAACTAGAGCAGAACCTTATCTAGAATTTTATGATAATGTTATAACACAAATGGATTTAGAATCCTTTGATATTAAAAAATTAAAAGCACAAGATATCGAGGCATTATGTGAAGATATTTTAGCACAACTACAAGAGACAGATACTAAATACAAAAAGTTTACTAAAGTTCATTTTCCATGTACTATCATTATGGATCATCAATCTTATCCAATGCCTTTTCATGCTGGAGATGGACTAGTAGTGACTGCTATGTTTAGTAAGTATTGGAATAAAACGTGGGGTGGTGAGATTATTACTTACCATGATACTGAACCTGAAGATATTGTATCAGCATTTCCTGGTCGTATATATGTTAGTCATGGAACACCTTGGAATAGAATACAACAACCAAACATCAAAGCGGATATAGAATTACAATTCGTACAATTTAGATTAGCAAATTAGGGAGCAGTCATGGAGAAAGAAATTATTAATGTCGTAAAAAGTGACGGCAGAACAGAAACACTCGACATTAGAAAGATACAGAAGATAACACAAGAGGCGTGTGAAGGTTTATCTGGTGTATCTTCATCACAAGTTGAAATGAACTGTGGTATACAATTCTATGACGGCATCGAAACTTCAGATATTCAGAAAATTCTCGTAAAGTCTTCAGCAGACTTAATTGATTTAGATAGTCCAAATTATGAATATGTCGCCGCACGTTTGTTATTGTATGGATTACGAAAGAATGTATTTCAATCATTTGACTATCCTATATTGTTAGACCATGTTAAACATAATATTGACCGTGGTGTATACGATAAAGATTTATTATCTTACTATGATGATGAAGAGTGGACTAAGTTAGATAATATGATTACTCATAAACGTGACATGAATTTCACATATGCTGGTCTACAACAAGTAGTTGATAAGTATCTTGTGCAAGATAGAAGTAGTGGTGACATATATGAAACACCACAGTTTATGTATATTTTAATTGCGGCAACCTTGTTTGCTCAGTATCCTAAAGAAACGAGGTTAACATATGTTAGAAGGTATTACAACGCTATATCACAATTTAAAATCAATATTCCTACACCTGTTATGGCGGGTGTTCGCACTCCTATACGTCAGTTCGCTTCTTGCGTACTTGTTGATATTGACGATACTCTCGATAGTATTTTTAATTCCGATTCTGCTATTGGGTATTATGTTTCACAGAGAGCAGGAATAGGTATTAATGCCGGTCGTATTCGTGGTATTAATGCAAGAATTAGAGGTGGTGAAGTACAACATACTGGTGTTATTCCTTTTCTAAAGAAGTTTGAAGCAACAGTAAGATGTTGTACACAGAATGGTGTTCGTGGTGGTTCTGCTACTACACACTTTCCTATATGGCATAAAGAGATTGAAGATATTATCGTTCTAAAGAATAATAAAGGTTCTGAAGATAATAGAGTAAGAAAGTTAGATTATTCAATTCAGTTAAGTGAATTGTTCTATAAGAGATTTCTAAACAGTGAAGATATCTCGTTATTCTCACCTCACGATGTACCTGGACTATATGATGCATATGGTACACCTGAGTTTGATGCAATGTATGAGAAATACGAGAGAGCATATTCTGTACCAAAGAAGGTTGTTTCTGCAAGAGAATTGTTTATCAATATCTTAAAAGAAAGAGCAGAGACAGGTCGTATCTATTTGATGAATATTGACCACTGTAACTCTCATAGTTCATTCTTAGATAGAATTTATATGTCAAACTTATGTCAAGAAATTACATTACCTACTAAACCTATTCAACATATTGATGATGATGAAGGTGAAATTGCATTATGTATTTTATCAGCAGTTAATGTAGGAAGTCTAAAGAATACTGATGAGTTAGAAGAGTTATGTGAACTTGCAGTACGTTCATTAGATGAGATTATTGACTATCAAAAGTATCCAGTACTCGCCGCTGAGAAGTCTACAAGAGCAAGACGTAGTTTAGGAGTTGGATATATAGGGTTAGCACACTATCTAGCAAGACATAAAGTTAAATATAATGATCCGAAAGCATATGAGATTGTTGATGAGTTATCTGAAAGTTTTCAGTATTTTCTATTGAAAGCATCTAATCAACTTGCAAAAGAAAAAGGTGTTTGTGATTTATATAAAAGAACAAAATATTCTAATGGAATATTACCTATCGACACTTACAAGAAAGATGTTGATGATATTGTAGAAAGGAAACTCAGTCGTGATTGGAATAATCTTAGGGAGGACATTAAGTCTTATGGACTACGGAACTCAACATTGTCCGCACAGATGCCATCAGAAAGTAGTTCCGTTGTGTCAGGAGAAACTAATGGAATCGAACCACCTAGAGGATACTTGTCCGTTAAGAAGTCCAAGAAAGGGACTCTTAAACAAATTGTTCCACAATATTCTACGTTAAAGAATTCTTATACATTGTTATGGGATATGCCTAGTAATGAAGGTTATATCAAAGTTGTAGCAGTAATGCAAAAGTATTTCGACCAAGCAATTAGTGGTAACTGGTCTTATAATCCAGAAAACTATGATAATAATGAAGTTCCTATCTCTGTGATGGCACAAGACTTATTGACAACCTATAAGTATGGATGGAAGACATCATACTATCAAAATACTTATGATGGTAAAACTGATGAAGAAGTAGAGGTAGATACAATAAAAGACTTGACAAGTGCTACTACTTTAGTGTATAATAATGATAATGAAGAAGACGATGAAGCGTGTGACGCTTGTGCAATATAGGAGCAATAAATGACTGAAGAAGTAGAAGCAAAGTTTGAAGTAAAAAAGCAAGGTAAACTACAAGACCAAATAGAAAATATGGCATACGAATGGGCATTAGAAGATATTAAATCTTTCTATAAAGTTGAAGAACTTGATGAATTAAGTGATGAACAACTAGTTGAGATTTATGATTACTCAGAGAGTGAAGACTGCCATGAAGGATATGTCGGTATGGTGTTAAGAAGTATGTGTGATAGTATTGAGATTACAAGAATTCCACACGGATAGAGAGGGTACTAAATGCGAAGTGTATTTAATAAAAAGACTGTAGACTATAGTAAAGAACCTATGTTCTTTGGTGAAGACCAACAAATGCAAAGATATGATGAGTTTAAGTATCCTATCTTTGATAAGTTAACACAAAAGCAATTAGGATTCTTTTGGAGACCAGAAGAGATTAGTTTGCAGAAAGACCGTAATGACTATAATGAATTACGACCAGAGCAAAGACATATCTTTACATCTAATCTAAAGTATCAGATTTTACTTGATAGTGTACAAGGTCGAGGTCCAGCACTAGCATTCTTACCTTACTGTTCTTTACCTGAATTAGAAGGTACTATTATCACATGGGACTTCATGGAAACTATTCATAGTCGTTCTTATACATACATGATTAAGAACTTATATAGTCATCCATCAGATGTATTCGATACAGTTATCGATGATGAACACATTATGGAACGTGCAGATAGTATTACAAAGTGCTATGATGATTTTATTAATTATGCACAAAGATATCAAGTCACCGGTGAAGGTACTACAAAAGAACTAAAGAGACTACTCTGGAGAGCATTAGTAACAGTTAATATTCTAGAGGGTATAAGATTTTATGTATCGTTTGCTTGTACGTTTGCATTCGGCGAACTGAAGTTAATGGAAGGTTCAGCAAAGATTATATCGTTTATTGCAAGAGATGAAAGTCAACATCTAGCGATTAGTCAACATATTATTAAGAACTATAAGAACCACGAAAAAGACAAAGAAATGCTTGAAGTGATTGAAGAAGAAACACAGTTCATGTACGATATGTACAGACAAGCAGTAGATGAAGAAAAGAAGTGGGCAAAATATCTTTTTAAAGATGGAGCAATGATTGGTCTAAATGAAAAGTTATTGTCTGATTATGTTGAGTGGGTCGCTAACAAAAGAATGAAAGCGATTGGACTTGATCCTATCTATCCGATTAAACCTGGTGATAACCCATTACCATGGACAATGCACTGGTTAAACAGTAGTGGTTTGCAAAATGCACCTCAAGAAACTGAGATTGAATCCTATGTTATTGGAGGCATTAAGCAAGATGTTGAGACGGATACATTTAAGGACTTCAAATTATAGGAGAGAAAATGTCGAAACTAAAACAATATCACTGTACAGACTGCGAAGCAGAATTTAAGTTATCGCATACTATGGATGAAGACTATTTTAAGATAGAGATGTGTCCATTTTGTGGAGCAGAGGTAGAACAAGAATTAAACTTTGAAGAGGATTAGAATATGGACTTAAATGATTATGAAGAATTTGTTAGTACTGTGACATCAAAAGAGAGTAATGATACTATTGCAATGGCAAAACGTATTGATGAATTAAATAAGAGTACTGGTGGTATGCTCCACCGAGTTAATTTTTCATTGTTACTTACGGGTGCAATGGGTATGAGTAGTGAAGGAGGCGAGTTTGCAGAAATTGTTAAGAAGTGCTTGTTCCAAGGTAAACCCCTGGATGCAGACACACAATATCATCTCAAGCGAGAACTTGGGGATGTTATTTGGTATTGGATTAATTCATGCCGAGCATTGGGTCTCGACCCTAACGAAGTGATTAAAGAGAACGTATTCAAACTAGAAAGTCGTTATCCTGGTGGCAAGTTTGATGCATATTTTAGTGAAAACAGGAAACAAGGAGACTTATAATGAAGAATTTTAAAAACAATTGGATTATCTTAGCATTAGTACCTGTCGTGGTATTACTTGCTAACACTACTGTAATGGCAAATGAAGTGTCTAGAGTAACCGTTAGTGATGTTAATAAGCAAGTAATTAGCAAACAACCTTATAGAGTAGAAGTGTGTACAAATCAAACATTTCAAAATGACACTACAGGTGATATGCTTCTTGGTGGAATCATCGGTGGACTAGTTGGTAATCAAATTGGTAAAGGTGGAGGTAAGAACGCCGCCACTGGTCTTGGTGCATTAACAGGTGCTATTATTGGTAACAATAAGAATAAGCATTCAGAGAACAGAGTGGTTTGTAATCTAGAAACTAGATACAACGAAAGTTCTGTTACAGTATACAGTCATTCCATTGCTACGTTTACATACAATGGTAGACAGTATTCTCTTTCTTTTAAGAAGTAGTCCAGATTATGTGGGCGGGTATCGATTACTCGTTAAGCAGTCCAGGAATATGTATCTCTACGACTGAAGAGATGAAGTTCGATGACTGTAAGTTTTTCTTTTTAACGTCAAAGAAAAAGTACGAGGGTACATGGAAAAATATATATGGGGATTTGCACAAACCATGGAACAGTCCTGAAGAAAGATATCACAATATTTCTTCATGGGCATTAAGCATTCTACGACACGAATATGAAAGTATTACTATTGAAGATTATTCGATGGGTTCAAGAGGTCGTGTATTTCATATAGGTGAGAATGCTGGTATTCTAAAGTATAGACTATGGAAAAACAAACATATTATTACTACATTATCTCCTAGTTCAATAAAGCAATTTGCAACTGGTAAAGGTAATGCTAATAAAGATAAGATGTATGAAGCATTTCTCAATGAACATAAATATAACATAAAAGAGATTATGGGACAAGACACTCTAGACAGTCCTATAACTGATATAGTAGATGCATACTATGTCTGTAAAGCAGGAATTAATATATGAAATTAGCAATACTAACACTAGTTTCGGCATTGAGTATATCAGCAATCGCCGCACTATATTCATTACTAGGTCTCGCCGCAATCTTTAGTGCGGCGGCAATACCTGTGCTACTGATGGGTGGTGTATTAGAAGTAGGTAAACTTGTTACTGCATCATGGTTGTATCACAACTGGAAAAGAACCCCTATATTACTTAAATCATATCTGTCACTTGCAGTTGTTGTATTGATATTCATCACATCAATGGGTATCTTTGGATTTCTATCTAAAGCACATCTAGACCAGACAATGACAGTAGGTGATAATTCATTAGAAATTGCACAACTAGATAATCGATTAAAACGTCAGAATATGCTCATTACAGACGCAGATAACGTAATAGTACAGTTAGATGCACAAATAGCAACACTTATTGAGTATGAC